AGCCTCATTTGTAGTTTCTCCATCACGGGTATAATCAACTACCCCAAGATCAACTCTTAAAGACTGGAAATTACCCAGATTAAGGGTATATCCAAGTGTTACTGATACTTTTGTGTCATTACGTTCTTCCACCACTGCCTCCTTCAAAGGCTAATTAATGCTCTCTCCCCAAACAGGAATAAATCTACCATCTTCAGTTTTTGTATAAACCAGTATACCATCGCCAGTTCTTCGTGTCAACTCCTGAGATGTAGGAGTCATATTGTTTGTTATTAAATTATCTTTTCTTGGTCTACCAATATGTATGCTTGCAAGTATATCACGTATCTCTTTTAATTGCGATTCAGAGTAGTACGCTCTTACTTGCCAATCTCTTGTACCGCCAACCTGTGCTCCTATTGGAGGCGGAATAACTCCACGTTTAATTAGATATGGAATATATTTACGATGCCTATTGACAAGTCTTGCAGTTTCTGCTACAGTATATGCCCTTTGTCTATTTTTTCTGAAGTCATTACGAAAACAAGTTTCTAGTCTATCTTTTGTAATATTGTAAAATGTAACCATACCAGTTGATCTAGAACTATGATATAGTCTAACTAAATCATTATTTAAAAACCAAATTTTTTGGTTACCTTTAATTATAGGCTGACTATTGTAGTCTTTGCTCTCAAGTTTTCTTGGTCCAAAAGCCATTTTCCCTCCTTGCTATCTGAAGGTGGATGATAAAAATTTCTAGATCCACAACGGATGCAATAGGTCTCTAAGTGTATTTGGCTAGAATATTGTCTATCAACAAACATTCTACCTTTGCAGCGTCTGCAATGGATCATGTACCCAATTCCCCTTTTAGTTTGGAATTCCAATAATAATTAGGTGAACAGCCAAGGACAGATCTCCTGACGCTCCAAACCTAACCACTCCTTCTACTCTTGATGTAGTAACAGATTTTAAAATAACATTTACATTTTGTCCTGCTGGAGTATTTCCAATATTAACTGCAGTAGCAGATGCTATTGGTGCATATTTAAAATCAGATGGGAAGTCATATGAAAATGTCTTTTCGTTTCCTGCGCTAACTGTTGAGTTATTTGCTACTTCAACATACCCACCAACTACTCTAGCCTCTGATGTTTTTACACTCTGCTTACCTGCAGAAACAGTATCTACAGTAGTATAGTTGTAGGTTGCAGATGAAACCTGCGTAGAAATATCATTAATTGTATCTGCCAACTGATAAATGTATGTAACATCTAACGGTTGACCTCGTTCTGGTAGTGGTACTTTTGCCATTATCTCTCCATTATATCATTAAACAGTCTCATTGAGCAGTCTATAAACTTTTAAAAATGGTGTTCCTGGAGCGCCATCTGCTCTTTCAATTGGTTCTCCTTTTAAATAAATCTCAACACTCATTCTATTTGGCGTGGTTGGTTGCACAACTCCATTAATTGTCCATGTATTTGGAATTGGTAAAGCAAGAGATGTTGTATCAATTCTTTCTTTATATAGCCAATCACCATTTCCACCACCACGATCCCATCTTACCCAAATATCATATTCATGTGTTTTAGTTATTGAATAAGTATTTCCACCATCAACTTTGGTTACTTCTACAGCATCCCAAACAATAGTAGCAATTGATCCTGCTTTATTAAATACAATATTTCCAGGCACAAATGTATAACCTGGTTGTATTAAATAGACAGGAGACCAATGAGATGTTCTGTTTCTATCTGAAGAAATAATCCTATATCTTACAGAATATCCCTCTGTATTAGAGTCAATGGCTGGTAAATTATTTGGAGAAGTTTTAAACTTTTTAATTGTTTCAGAAGTAGCCATTATGTTACTCCAACTGAAAATCTAAATTCAATATAATTACTTGTATTGGGAGACTTGACAACTGTTTCTGCATTAGTAGTTTTGATAACTGAATAACCAGTAAGACCATATAATGGATTTGTAGTAGCAATATTTTCTAGTCTCATTGCATCAAGTGCAACATAATAATCATCAGACGGAACATCTGAAACTAAAACACATGCATATATTTTTACAACTGTTACAGCATTCCACGTAAATCCTTGTGTCTGATATAGTTCTTGTAGTTGTTTTGTTATTACAAAATAGCGGTTAGTAGAAAAATCATATGTTCCTCCAGTACCGCTTCCATTATCAAGTTCAGCCTCAAATCTAGCAAATTCTCCAGAACCTTCTGCATCTGTACTTGCAAAATCTACAAGAATGCGAACGGTGTCAGGAACTGCAGAAGAATCTCCATCCTTACTTACAAGAGAAAATGCAAGACGCAATTCGTCAATTGGAGAGTTACGTGTAAAATTAACATCAGCACCAGTTAAATGTATATGATTTGATCCAGCCTCAACAACAAAATGTCCTTCAGCACTACCTGTTGATGAGTCAATAGTTAGGTCTGAATCATTTCCACGAATTAAAATAATATTATTTAAAAATCTACAACGCTCATATCTTTCTGGGCGTGGTGATTTATAAAATATAGAGTTATCTGCATTTGTTTGAAATACTGGGTCTGTAGTAGCAATTACGTTATCGTCTAGCGGATCATCCAACGGAGTTGTAATAGTTGGAATAGATGTTGCAGCAGATGCTGTATGATATTGCCAGTTTTCACCTTGAGTAAAAGCAAACACAGTTTTGCTATCATAGGCTCCAGCAGAAGGATTTGATCCTGCAGAGTACAAGCCAATCTCTGAAATTTCATATCTTTCTTCTGTTGGTAGTTCTGCTGTTAATACAATTTTTTCTGTACCAGCATCATTAACAAAGCCCCTAGATGAAATAGGCACTCTGAACATTTCAAAATCTAGGTTGTCTTTAGTTGAGTAGTCTCCATATGGATCAGTAGTATCTAGTGGCTGTGCTCCACATCCTATGGCAATATAAGAAGCATAGGCTGGTGCCTGACCAAGAAGATACTTACCAATGATAGATTTTCCAGTGTTTGTAATCATAATTCCGCCTCATATATTGTACCACCTGTGGTAATTTCTACCTCTATCTGCTCATCTAGTTCTAAATTTACAGCCTCTACTACCAGTTCTCCAGTTTCTGGGTCTATATATACATGCGATCCATCTGGACCTGTTCCTTCTGTTGGAACTTTATTATCAAATCTAATAGAAAAATTTTGAAAATATTTATCGGAAGTAGCCTGTAAACTAACAATATTATTAGCGTTATATTGTTGTTGAATCTGTGTCAAATTTTTAATAGGCTGATAAATAATTTGTTGACCATTAACCGTATCATTTCTAGCAATATTAATTAACTCTTGTCCACCAATATTTTCAAAAATAAGGTCAGACATAATTTGAATTGGAACGGCGTCTTCGTCAAATAAAATAGTGTCAATTGGAGCAGTTTTTACTGGTGGTGGCGGCGGCGCTTGTGTAACTGGGCTTATGTTAGACGGGGTAGAAGAGAGAGTAGAGGGTGTTAAAGGAATAGGGTTTGGAGAAGACTGTTGGTTAGATCCACTACCATTATTTGGTGATTGAGAACTTGCTTGAACAACACTCTGCGTTGTTGGTATGACTATTTGATTATTTTTATCATATTCTGCTGCTTTTGCTGCTGATGCAGCATTAATTGCAGCACCTAAGTCTGTTCCTCTTCCTCCTGCTGCTTTTGCTGCATTAAGAGTATCAAAATATTCTTTATCTGTTAAAGTTTTTCCAGGTGTATAAGAATCTCCGTAGTACCCTGCCTTATTAACTCCACCACGTAGATCATAGTATTGTTCTGGTGTTGGTCTTTCAAAAGTTTTTGTTTCAGGGTTAAATACACTATATCCAGCAGCGTTTGCCTGTATAACTCTTTTTGTTGTTGCATCTAATTGTTCAAATGGAATTTTATTAAATGATTGATCGTCAGCCATTTTATACCTCGCTTAAATAAATAGTCATTTGTGGACCATTATTTCCTCTAGAATAGTCTATATTATACACAACAAACCTATCTGTATCTTCTGTAACTAAATCTAAATTTTCATTATTTTTATAATTAATTGTAACAATATCGCCTAGTTGTAACGTAGGAATGGAATATACATTAAGACCAATTACCTTTTTAGGAATCATGACTTTATTAATAATCCAACCCATTAAAGCATCTGCATCATCTTGAGTTTGTATATATGGGGTATCTAGGCTAAACTCATTTTTTCCATAAATAAGTCTGCTTAGTTTAATGTCATCATATTTTGCTTTTTCTACCAAAGGAGAATAGATTAGTGCACTACCACTAAATGGTGGGTCGGACAGGTTGCTCTTTTTGCTAAAGTATTCATCTACTGTTAATTCATATGTTGTGTCTTGTGTAAAAGCAACACCCTGTATTCTTAAATAGTTACCACTTGTTTCATCTAAAACAAGAGCCTTATCTGAAGCATTAAATATTAAGAATTCAGCACCATACGAGTCTGCTTGGAATCCAGATACTGAGTAGCCCTTGATACGATTAAATGTAGGAGAAAGTTGTGAATATAGTGCTGGATATGCACGATCATATCTAATATCAAAATAGGCACATTCACGCATAATTGTTCCAAACTCATCAAAATACATATTATATTTTGGTGGTTGCTCTGAACTAATACCAGTTAAATAGGTACCTTGAATAATGCCATTCATTGCATATTTTCTAAATGATTCATTTGCGTCAATTTGTTTATCACCAAATACTGCAGACAATGTTTCACCTGTTGTAAATACTGTATTTTGAGAATAGTTTTCAGACAAAGCATATACATGTTCAAACATACAACGAGATGATCCACGAATAAACAAAGCCATATTATTATATATTGGAAGCGGATCTGGGTCATCAACAATTTTAATTAACTTATTATTAATATATAAATAAAATCTACGAGTCTTACCAATGTCTTGATATTCTACGGATAGATCATATACGGTAGGCTTGTCTTCTCCAGCCATTCTATATTGACCAGTAAAACGACCATCGTCAACAATAACATTTGTTATACCGCCCCATAATTTAATTGGAATAGCATTATCATTAGCAGATTCTTTTTTAACTTTATAAAAAACAACATTATTAATGTTTACCGCAGCCTGTCCATTTTTATCTAATTTAAGATATGATTCTACATTAGTTTCAGTTAGTGCAACAATCTCAAAATAGTATCCATTATTTGTTTCTGGATTAAGTAATACCGCTATACCGCCAGATCCTCCACCTATGCTAACATTTTGATTTGGCTGAACATTATTAACTTGATAGTATGCACTAGATCCAATTGGAGTTTGTCCACGGGTTTCATTATTTTCAATTTTACCAATAATACGAATACGTGTACCAAAATTTTTATAAGCGCCATTTAAGTTTTTATAAACATATGAAACAAAGTTAAGTGGTGTTTCTGTAGTTTTAAATGACGGTCCATTCATAACTAGAGCAGAAGATTGAACAGTTCCTGTTTGTGTAGATTTTAAGTTATTGATAGCAGTTTCAGTTAAATAGTTTGCAGACATGAAGTTTTTAATAATACCATTACGAGTTGTTTGACGAGCCAAAGTATTATTTACTCCAGCAGCGCCTACAGTGGTTGCTGGTCTTGTTACATCTTCATCTAGTGTTGTAGTAAATAAATATTGAGTTTGCATATTGCAGCCACGAACATAAGTATTATCTGCCCAGTAGTCGCTGATCCCTGCAGTATGAGTAGTTACAGGTGTTCCAAATTGTCCTCTACCATGTTCATATACGGCACCTGGCTGCAATCTTGCTATACCATCAACTGTTTCATAAAAAGGCACTGAAAAAATTCTAACAAGACCTGTTGGATATATTTTTCCATTAAACGGAATAGACGCAAAGTATCTTTGATATTCTTGATTGCTGCTAATCCAAACATTACCAGTGCCAGTTACGTTAAACTCTGCAGCATCATATTTAATAATTTCACCATTTGAATATAAAAATCCTTGATATCTTGTAAGCCAGTAAATATTTTCTCCAAGATCTAGCGTATTATTTACAACAACTCCGTTAACTACAGTTGGCAAATCTGCTGAAAGCGTTGCATTTAAAGGCATTGCACCTAAAACATAGTTACCCTGTTTTGCTGCTACTTCATTAATAGTTTTTGTTGCTTCATCTCCTGCAACTTCCCACAAAAGAACAGGTTTATAAATCCATGTTTTATCACGATCAACCATGCTTGCTTCTCTAATACTTCCATATGAACGCTGAATATATCTAGTTGTATAATTAATTTTTCCATCATTATAAACACGCTTGTCTTCAGACGCAATAGATATAATATTAGGTAGGTTACCAGAGGATTGGTTTTCAATAACGCCTTCATCTGTTTGATTATTATTTCCCAATAGAACAAAATCTGTTGTTCTAGTATCTGCATCTGGCATTAAATAGTTTTTACTCATTACAATAAAATTATTGTATTCATCAAAAAACATTGCGCTTTGTGTTGATATTGCAAGTTGATTAAGTATTTCTGCAACATTTTGATCTGGTGCAACAAAGAAATACGGAATGATTGGGTCTGACTCTCCATCTATTCTTCTGAAAGAATAGTTTGTAAAACCAATATAATCAAGAATAGTACTTATAGCCATGCTTAAAGATGTTTGAGTCATCAATAATCTTGGAGCAGGCATTGATTCGAAAAAGAAATAAAAATCTCTTAGATTAATAGAGATTGTTCCAGCGGTAACGTCTGCTTGCGGAAAACCTTCTGAATATAAAGTTTTAAGAGGAATAAAATAGTCAAACCCATCAACATCAATAATTGTTTCATAAAAATTAAATTTAATATTTTTTCTTGTATATCCTGCAATAATACTATTTGTATTATTAGGATTAAAAGCCTGATCATCATCAAAAATATTAATCTGACCCGTAGATGCAAGAAGTTGACCTACTGGTAAAGATGTAATTCCAACATCAGATAAAATTTTAGTAACCTTATAATCAATTACTTTATCAGAAATATCTCCGACTAGCCTTGGAGAAATCTCAATTAAATCAAAAGTAGTATCAAACTTATTCATTGTTTCTACTACTACTCTTAATCCTTGAATATATGCAAACTCTCTATATTCTGTACCGCCATTAATTTCGTCAGTAAATTGCTCTGGGTTTGTAAAATCAGTAACAAAACTTGTATTATTATCTATTTCTTCTGAACCTAAAGTCCATCCATATGTTGGAGAAAATGTTTCATAATCACTTCCAGTCCAAATATAAAATGTTCCACGGCTTCCTTCGTTTGCAATTACTAAATATGCATAGCCAGTTACAGATGTGTCTGGCAATAAAGTTGATGAAGAAAGTGTTTCTGCAAATATAAAAATATCTCTGTAGGCTTCTGGAACTATAAGTCCATAGTGAATTTCAACATATCCATCAGTGCCAATAATTGGAGTTCCGTCTGCTCTTGTTGTATTTTCATTAAATGAAATTGCATTAGACCAATTATTATTATAAAGATATTGTATCTTCCATCTTGCTGGAGTTGTCTTATTTGCAGTTCCGTATAGCGGATCTGGTATAGACCCAGACGCTGTTGTAAAGGGTCCAAGATCTACAGAGCCAACATTAGTTTGCATTTTAACAATAATTCTATTTGTTGGAACTTGATTTTTATATACAACAAAAGGAACTGCATCATCTATATAATTTAGTCCATTAGATAATTTATTTGATACGCCATATTCAACATTATCTTCTGTTCTATAAGAAGTCCAATATCTAAACTCATCATATCGTGATGGCATATAATATCTTGGTCGTTCTGCTATTGATGCACCAGAATTTGCTAAATATCGTCCGCCAAAATATAAAGGTTTATTAATTCCTGATCTTGGTCTAAATGGTTTTAAACAATCTTCTAAAGAATAAATCATCTTCATTTTGTCTTTTTGTAAAGTAAATTGTTGAGGGATGCCAGAATCAGTAAACCCATTATCAATAACTACGTCTGCATCTGTAGCACCTGTATAATAATTTCCAGCATCTAAATTATCAAATGTATTTGGCAAAGTATAATATGTAGAGCCTGGGGTACTTGGACGATATCTATAGTTTCCTACTAAAAAAATATTATCTGGCATATTCATATTCCATTCAGCAAGAACTAGTGACTTTAACTGAACTGTTGCCGATGTTTCTAAATGAGTCTTTAATGCTTCACTAACAAACACTTTAGACCTCTTCCAGGCTTACCGATATATTCCAAAGGTCAAAATTATTGCCACCACGTTTTACAACAGAATAATTAAAGTCAGCAAAGTAAACTTCAACAATTTGGTTATACTGTGCTAGATGACCAAATGCAGCATTATCTGTACCAAAATTAGAATATTTGTCATATGCTAAATACATCCAAAATGGACCTGTATGATTTTGATACCAATCTAAAATTTCTACACCTCCAGCACCACCGTCTGCTGTAAACTCTTGTGTATTATTTTGATATGGAGAAATTCCAGTATCTGGATCAAATTCTGCATTTTGATAAAATGCTCTTGATGGAAGTAAATTCCAAGACCAAGTAAAAATTAACTTGTCAGCAATGTGGTACGATCTCATTCTTCCATTAATTGTTCTTTGACGCTGTTCTATTCTCTGTGGTGTAATAGAAATATCTCCACGATTATGGTCAGACAGAATTAAAAATTGATCAATTAAACTGGAATCAGTTCCTTCAGGAACATCTGCTCCAACTTCATAACCATTAGGAACATATAGCCCATTGCTCAGTGTTCCAGCATTATCGGACCATAAGACTGCTTGAGGACGCTGATATCTTTTTCTACCAGTTATATAACCAGACGTAGCCATTATGCTCTCTGACTCCTAATTCTTTGTGAATCAATATATTTAATTTCATTTATTACTGCTCTTGCAATTCCATTTGGATTAGAGTTTGTACCGCCAACTGTAATACCAACATTATAATTATACACTGTGCTTGAGTTATCTGATACAGGGGCAACTACTGTGGCGGTAGGCATAGAAGAAATATTTACAGGATTAGAAACTGCATAAACTGGCTGATTCATTTTATCCTTAATCATTGATGGATAAACAGCATCATTAATTGACCTTAAAAATGGACGAAAAGCCTTTGCACTATTTTTATTAACTACAAATTCTCCAGGAGTAAGCATTGCTGGGACTGTATCTGAACCTTTTGCTACAAAACCTCCATTAGGGAAATATCTAGGAACCATTCCACCAGAACTTAAATATCCTAGTATTTGCTTTCTAGCAGCAACTACCTGTGTAGAACTTAATTGAGTACCAGGTATTTTTGGATTTGCATCAACAGTTTGTTTTGCTGCTAAATCTTTCATTGCTTGAACCGCAATTGCTTCAGATCCTCCAGAACCCATTACGTTGCCTTTTGCTGCTTGCGTTGATGCCTTACTTGCTGCTGTATTTATAATAGATTGTTGCTGTGTACTGAATGAACCAGTTACGTTTCCACCACCGCCACCACCTCCGCCTCCTCCGCCCCCTGTAGAAGCAAGAGCAGCGGCAAGTTGCATAGCAGCCTGAATAGCAGCCTGAATCTTAGAAATAATAGTATCAATTTTTCCAGCAGTACCAACTAATAAATCATTTGTCATTGTAATCACATCATTAAATTCACCCTGTTTAATTTTTTCTAAATCAAGGGCACGTTGTGCATCTGACCAAGCCTCACGCTGAACTCTAATCTTTTCCATTTCAGCAGCCTTCTGGTCGTTAATTTTTTGAAGATTAGCCTCATGTACAAGTTTTTGTTGTTCAAGATTATAAATTTGATTATTTTGAATATTATATATTAAATCTTCTGTATTTCTAATACTCAAAAGTCTTGCTTCACGCTGCTCTTCAAGAGCATAAATTTGATCTTCTTTAATGCGTATTTCTTCCTGCTTTAATGCCCTGGCTTGCTCTAATTGATAAATTTGATCTTGCTTAATAAGCATTCTTGCTTGTACCGCTTCACGCTGCTCTTCTAGGGCAAAAACTTGTTGACTAATCTGGAACTGTCTTGCTTCTACTTGTTCTCTTGTCAGACCACCTGCTGTACGTAATCCGCCTAGTTCTGCTTGACGTGCTGCATCTAATACTCCACTAGCACGTTGTGAAGCAGCCTCTGCTGACTGTGCCCTCATTTCTTGTGCAGCCTGTGCTGCTGCAGAAATATCACCTTGTGTTAAAGCATCTGCAAGACCAATTTGTTGTTTTTGTTGTGCAATAATTTGCTGATTAATTTCAGATACTTTATTAAGTGCCTCAGCCTGAGCATCATACTTTTGATTAATTCCTTCAGCAACCTTATCCATCAAGGTCATTTCATTAGCAAGATCTGAAGACTCTTCTTGAAGTGCTGCTATAGGACGTTCAAAATCAACTTCAATTCCACGCTGTAGGTCATCAATTGTCTTTTGAATATCTTCAATTGGACGAGTAAATTGCATTTCAATTTCTCTTGCAGCATCATTAACTTCTTCTTGCAATGCTTCAATTGGTCTTGTTAGTTCTAACTCAATTGATCTTTGTGCTAAATCAATGCTACGTTGATATCCATCAATTTCTTTTTGTGCTGCTTGAATTGAACGCTCAATACCATTAATTGCTGTTTCTTCAACACGAATAGCATCTTCATATCTATCATTAATTTCTTCTTCAAGAATACTAAAATACTGTTCAGCCTTGTTTTGAAGATTATCAAAGAAATCACGTCTGCCTTCAGGGGTAGCCATTTGAATTTGAATCTTAATAGCCTTTTCTTGTCTAAATGAATCAAGAAGTTTCTTTACCTTTTCAGCATCTACCTTACCATCTTTAAGACCTTCTGTTAAGTATGTCATTAAGTCAGGATTGTCTAGGATAGTATTAATATCTTCTATTTTTGCACCCATGGCTGTTAATTGTGGTATTGCTTTTGCAAAACTTTCATTTAGTTTATTTTCAGTATTGATCTTTGTAAAGAACTCTGTAATGGCTGCAGCCTTAGATTTCTTTTCAATCTGCTCCATAAGTTTTGTAAGTTTTTCTAGGTTCTCTGGTTTAATATTTCCAGTAGCAATTCCAAGCGCAACAGTTGAATCGCTTGCATACTTTAGTGCTGTGGCTGCATCAAATCCTGCTTTTTTAAGAATATTAAATGCTTTTGCTTGTGCCCAAAGTTCTTCGTTTTGTCCTTGTAGTGCTTCAAGAGCCTTTTGGAATGGAGATTTTTCACCAGTGCCAGTGCCCTGTCCTTCTTTGTTTTTCTTTTCTGCTTCTGTTACTTTATTAACTGATTCAAAATATTTATCATATAATTTAGTTAATTGTAAAATACCTCTAGATCTAGTTTTAGAATCATTAGAAGATAAAGCCTTTAATATTCCACTTTCTTTATCTAATAAACCAGCGCTAATGAGTGCTAGAGCCATCATCTGTTGTTTAGCAGAATAAAGATTCTTTAAAAATGCTCCTGCATCAACATTTAACTCTTTAAAGACTTTAGTCAAAATAAGTTGTCTTTGTGCTGCATCAAGACTATAAATTCTTTGATTTACTGAACTTAACATATTTTGATACTGTTCTCCAGTAATAATTCCAGATTCAAACATAGTTGCTGCAGACTTGCTTGTAGTTGCTATAAATGATGATAGGTTTGCCGTTTGTCTTTCTAATTCTTTTGTAGGAACTAGTTTTTCTACTAATTCTATGCCACCTGATGCAGATGGGGCATATGTAAATACTTTATCAAATCCCTTTTTATATTTATCCTGAAATACTTTTAGGTTGGCATCTAAAGCAGTGCCCATTTCCTTAAGTCCAGCCTCATCAAACTTAAGAGATTTAACATCAATCTTTATATCAGTTTGACCAGACTCTTCACGTAGAGCATCGATAATTGTTTGAACTTGTTCTTTTGCAAATCCCCTAGACTGTAAATCTATAGCAAGAGACTGAAATGCAAGTTTTGCTTCTTCATTGCTTGCAGTTCTAAATGATTCAATTTGAGTTTTAAACTCTTTTTGGAATCCTTCATCCTGTCTTAATCTATCACGCTCAGATCTAGTTTGTGCTCCTACAACTTCACGATTACGTAAATCTGCACGAGATTCAAAGGCAGACCTTCCAGCAACTACTCCAAAGAAATCTCCAAGAGTTTTTGCCTGTTCTGCAGTAACACGCATAGCCTCAGAAAGACCATATGTTGCTAATCTTTCCTTTTCTTTTTCAGCATTAAGTTTCTTTACAATAGCATATAAACCAGTAACTACTGTAATTCCTATACCTATTGGACCTAAGAATCTTGCAATAATACCGCCAAATCTTAATAGGTTAGGAATAATTTTTTTAAGTCCACCAGCAAATAATCCTGGAACCATACTAAACTTCTTTGTACTAATATTTTGAACAAGAAGACCTGCTGTTGCTGCTCTAGTAGCAGCCAATTCTAATATTTTTTGCTGTGTTAGTAGTTGGGTTACAGACATTAATGCAAATAGTAGACCAGAGTATTTAAATACTGCTTGAGATAATTCTCCAAGTTTACCGCCAGCCATTGATCCAGCACCTGCAAGACTTGTTAGAGCAAATGTTCCAGTCATAAGAACTCTATTCATTGAGTCCATACGCTGTTGCATTGTTTTACGTGCTGCTATTTCCCCTTCAATTGCCTTCTTTGTTTCTTGATTAATAGCAGAACCTTGCGTTACGTTAGATATTGGGGCACTTGGTGTAACTGGTACACGAAGTGGTTTGCCTCCTGGACCCAAGAGACCAGTGTCTCTCATTTGTGTAACTGCACCCTGTGTAACTGCTCCTGCAGCCATTGCAACATCGTCAGCCTGATTCATCATTCCAACAGAAAGACCACGAGCAATATCTTCTCCAATTGGAATAGTTCTCTTAGATGGAGATTGTGTTTGTGCAGCCTGCGCTGTTGCCATTACTGTTTGATTTACAATATCTTGCGCTGCTGCTGTAACTGGAGCAAATGACTGCTGACCTCTAAATCTTGCCTGTGTAAGCGTTTGTCTAGCAGTTTGTCTTTGCTGTTCTGTTCTATATCCAACACCAGCCTGTTGTGCAGGATTTTGCATTAAATAATCTGTAGCAGCAATGGCTCCCTTTGCCTGTGGAATAAATGATGTAGATAGTTTTGCCATTGAGTCTGTTGATGAAAGCATACGCTCAAGGACTTGTTTTTGAACCATTAATTCTTGTTCAGTTAAAGCGATATTATTAGTAATTTTTTCTCTAATAGATTTAACAATTGTTTCATCAGCATTTATCTCTTCAAGATTTTTTAAATATTCATTGCGAGTAGATGTTGAAGAATCTAGAATATTGCTTACTTGATTTAAAGTTGATGATTGTGCAATCCAAGCATTTGGATCCCATGCTTCATCAAACATTTTATCAATATTATCTTGCATTTCAATAACATGTGCTCTATGAACTTCTCCAGACTGAGCAATAGCATTTAAAACATTTTGTGTTTTCTTATCTGTTTTTGTTAAATCTATACCAAGTTCTGTATAGTATTCACGAATTGCTTCTTGTGCTACACGGCTAGATTCTTTTGCTCTAACTAATTCTTCTTCTAGAGCAGCATTTCCTGCTACTTGCTGCTCCATTGTGCCAACATTAGTTTGTCCAGCACTAAACTTTCTTTCTCCTCTGCCAGCAGCAAGAAATACTTCTTTTGGAATAACAGATCCAGTTAATTCTTTTGTAACAAGGTCTAGTTCTCTGGTAAATGATCCAATACTAATCTTAGTATCATTTGCCATTCTTGATAAAGTTTCTTGAACAATTTCTAATGCATTTTCAATACCCATACCCTCTGCAAGCATTGCATCAATAAGTTTTTGTGCTTTAGCAGCAGTATCTCGTCTAGCAAAGTCTAATCCTGTTGAACTTCCACCAACACTAACAGTACCTGCCATAAATCCTGGAATATTTCCAGCAATCATTCCTTGAATTAGTGGTGCATATTGTTTTGCTCTATCTTTTGGAATAATTGCTTCTCCAGGAGTAAGCATTGCGGGAACTGTATCCCTATTGCCACTTCCAGGAACTACTGTTATACCATTATTATATTTCCTTGGTGGTATCATCATTCCAGGATTTTGCATTGCAAACTGTGCCCCAGCATTTGCAGCAGCACGATAAGCCTGGATTAATTGATTAATTGCTCCAACTTCAGCGGTAAATGTTTGTGTTAGTCTTGCGTGTGACTGATCAAGGGAGTGTGAAGCAGCAGCAGCGTTAACCTGCTCCATTGTCAAATAATCTGTTTGTTCTCCAAGTATTTGTGTTTGACCAGTTAATCTTAAATATCCATTACGAAGAATCATTGCACCCTTGACAATGTTTGCAAGTCCGTTTGCAAGCAAACCAAATGTCATAAGTGCAACTGGACCAATAGCACCAATAGCAACTGTTAGTACTACAATTGCTTTCTTTACTCCAGATGAAAGGTTGTTAAACTTCTCTAATATGCCACCAATAAATTCTACAATTGGTGTGACTGCTTCTAAAAATGTTTGACCAACTGGAATCAAAGACATTTTTAAGTCTTCTACAGACTTACGGAATTTATTCATAGCAGAGTCAGCAGTCATTCCTAATTCTGACTCAGATAGTGCAGCAAGATCTTCAATTGATGTACCTGCTAAATCAAGTACACGAGCAGCCTGACCAGTCTGATTTGTAACATTATCAAACAAAGTAGATAGACGAGCAAACTGGAATTTACCAAATAACTGTTCAATAGCACGAGCACGAGTTAATGGATCAAGTGTGTCTAGAGCCTGTGCAAAAGCAATTACTGTTCCTTTAAGATCTCCCTTATTTGCCTCAACAATTTTTTTAATATTAATACCCATACTTGCAAGCATTTCTGCTGCTTTTTCAGTTGGATTAATAAGAGATGCAAGACCAGACTTGAGTGCGTTTGCACCTTCTGATGCATTAACACCGCCTTCTTTCATGGCTGCCATAAAGAATGCTAAATCTTTTACATCTCCGCCAAGTTGTTGAATAACTGGAGCAACTTTAGGAATAGCAGTTGTAATATCATCAAGAGATACGACTGTTTGGTTTTCTACTGCGTTAAGAAAGTCAATGGATCCAGCAAGATCTTCAGACGACATTTTAAATGCATTTTGCAAAGAAATTGTAGTCTCAAGAGCCTTCTGGTTTTCAATTTGACCAAGAACAGAAAGTCGTGTTGCTTGTGTAGTCTGTCGCTGTAAATCTATACCCTGGAAACCTGCTGCTGCTGCTTCTGCTGCTAAACCAACAGTATCAGATACAGCAATTCCATATTTTGTAAACATTTCCCCAAGGGCAGTAATATCAGCAAGCGCTTGTTGTGTTTCTGCTTTTGGTGTAAATAAATCTCCATATACTTTTCTAAACTTAAGTGCTGCTGCTTCCATTTCCATAAATGTTCTTGCAGCAGTTGTTCCCAAAGTAGCAAGAGGTAAAGTAAAACCAACCATCAACTGGCGACCAGCCCATTGCGTATTCTTACCAAAGTTTAGAAGATTTGTAGATCCTTGTCTGACTAACTGATTAAATAAAGCCTGTCTTTGTGCTGCAATTTGGGTCTGTGTAGACCAATTCTTCATATCTAATTCGTTTGGAATTACTGCGATAGCCTTCATCGCACCAGTAGTATCACGACCTAGTTTAATGTATTGTGTTTGTAGTTTCTTAACACGATCTTCGGCTACCTTGCCGATTGTGTCAAATTCAGACCTGAATAATTTGCCAAATGTTTTTGTTGCGCCTCCCGCATAGCGGAAGTATTCACGCATTGAAAACTTATTTTTTTCTAATGAATCAGTAAATGACTCCGAAGTAGTTTTAACAGTACGGAGTTCTGCAGAGAAGGCACCAAGAGAATTTACACTATTGATGAAGTTTCTCTGCAGATCCCGCTGTGCTAATGCAGCAGTTTCACTGCTTTTTGCAATAGAACTGTGAAATTGAGATATCTGACGTTGTAACGACTTAAGTTGCGCTAATGCTTGCGTCGTATCAATATTAACGCCAATATTAGCATTAACGTCAGCCATTTATTTACACCTCGTTCTTAAGTTTTATTCTGTTGCTGAAAGAGCGTCAGCGACTGTAGCAAGTGTTACACCTGATGCAGCCTCTACGATCTTATAGACAGTTGGCAAATCTAGAACCTCTTCTAGTTTTGCAGTATCTGCCAATTCTGGCTTATACTGTTCCATAGCGATTTTTACACATTCAATAAGAAGAGTCATTGACTTTTCATTATCATCCGCCACTGCCGCAACACCCTCAAACTTCTTCATAAAAGGACGAAGAAGAGAGATTTTTAAAGGACGAACTTCGATTTTTGTACCATCCATCAGTACTAGTTCTTGAGTTTCGTGCTTAGTCGTTGCCATTTTACCTCCTAATTAGGTTATGTTAATTATATCAGATAAGGGCTTATTACGTTAAATTTTCGTAATCTAATCCCATACCAATTCCAAAACCATATTTTTTTGCATTTTGTCCTTGTAAGGCTAATACATCATTACTATCACTTGTAGCACCCTTACTAAATACCCTGGCTTTCATGTCTTCCCACTCTTTTTGACCACGTTGTGGGTCAGATGCTCCATCTAAATCTATGCCCTGAATTGCTGCTAAAAATTTTCTTTCCTCATAGTCTAGTTCTCTTTTACTTCCAAGAGTAGCCATAAGTTCTGGCATAGATAATGAAGACTCTAGTTCCTGATAATCTTTCCAAATACCCAGCACAAATACTTCAGCCTCTAACTTTGCTAAATCTAACTCTTGCCAGGTAGATCCTTTTTGTATGGCTTGATCTTTAACAGAATCATCAACTTCTTTATTTATTTTAATACCAGCAGCAATATCAATAATTTTATAAACAGTAGGAAGATCTAAATAGTCATCTGCATTTTTTGCTATTTCAGGATAGTATTGTTTCATACAAATACAGGCACACTTAGTTAAGACTTCTATAGCCTCATCATCATTTGTTGCATTTTTCATTGACTGAAACTCTAACATAAATTCTCTTAGATATTTAATCTTAAGAGGAATTATTTCTAACTCTCTACCGTCAATCAAAAATATATTATCTTTACCATATACTTCTGTAGCCATTTTATCTATTCTATCACAACAACAAAGCCCACCGCATGGGTGGGCTTGTCGTTAATCTAATTTAAGATTATTATGATGCTGGGGTCCAAGTACGATCTACGATCTTACCGTATGACGCTGAAGCATCTTCAGGAAGAAGACGGAAGGAAACTTCGAACATCGAAGGTTCATCACGCTTTGCGGATACTGTTACATTCTCAATTGAGAGTGCACGATATGCTGCGTAAACACGCTCTACATATGCAGAGTCAGCGCAGTCTCCAGTTCCAGGTCCAACAGCAACAATTCCACGCTCAACTGGACATTCTCCAATGTCACCTGCTGAGAGGTTAAGAGTTTGTCCTGCTGAAGTGGACTTTGTTCCTGATAGATCATCAGAATTGTAAGCAAGAGCCAAGAGAAGGTTCTCAAGGGTAGCCTCAGCAAAAGCAGTTGCAAGATTTACTTGCATACCCTGCTTGTACAACTTAGCAACGTCAAGAATCTGGTCAACCTGTACTTCACCGAAGTCTGGTTGGAACTGCAATTCAAGACCGTTCATGGTATAACCTACGTTTGTAAAATCTACATCATCAGCAAGGGTTTCCTTGTATGATTCAGATGATACGAATGCAGGCAATGTACCTGCTGTCAATGTTGTATCAGCAACAAAGAGAGCGGCTGCACCAACGATAATGTTGGTCGATGTACCACGAGTATATGCCATATTTTTTCACCTCTACTTTCAATAGAATCTATATGAAGTTTTTGGCGGGTTTCCTCACCATAAGTATAACAGCATTTTTAATTATAGTAGGATTGGGAAGAGTGATAATCATACTCAATAATCAGTTTATTTGAATATACCGTCCTGGCTGAGGCTAGTTCTAGGATATCTCTAGTCTCATCTGCCTGATAAACACGGCTATTGTGAAAAAATACATTTCGTCCATCTGGAAATTCGGCTGGATTGTTATTTATCCATTTATTTAAGTCCTGAGCAGAAGCGTCCTCACGATCCATGCAGTCAGTTATAATTCTATGTGCGTCAGATACTTTGCTTAAGTCTGTGCAATATAAATAATAGATTAGTTGTTCACGTTTGCGGGGATAAAAAGGACCAACCCTAAATCTTACAAGACGCTCATATTGAATAAGCAGAGGATCTCCAACTCCAGGCGCTCCGATATAATTTTTAAAAACATCCTCTATATTTGTTGGACTTGTTGGAAAAATAGGAATCATTTGTTCATATCCACTCAAGATACCGAAGTCTGTAAGTTGACCATTAATATATTTATTAACATAATATGGAGGAAACGCTGTTTGATTTACATTTGCCATAATCTTATTCTACCTCAACCTTTGCATTTGTAATCCATTTAAATCCAGTAGATACTCCAACGCTCTTACCGCCTTTTGCTCCAGCGGCAAAATTCTTTTTGTATATTCTAGGATTAGATATATAATCAATTAGACCGCTTGCTCTTAAAAATCCTTGTGTAAAATAATTTCTCATAAATTCATCAAATGTTCTTTCAAATGAACCCTGAACTTCTTCTCCTCCAGGATTACGAACATTAACTGGTCTCCGTGTAAAAACTTCTTCCCCGCCTGCTCTGAATCTTAATGCAGTTCTTTTTGGTTTAATTAAAACAGGAATACCATTTTCCATAATTGATGCCTTGTTATAAAATGGAACAGTTCCGTCTTCAGCAACAGTTCTTGATTGTCTAAATGTAGAATTAATTGATAATCCAAGATTGCTTACGGTATAGTCAATATCAAATAATCTTGCTGACGGGCTGCCAGTTTGATACCATTCATAAACATGGTGTAAAGCGCTACTATTTGCTTTTGCTTCAACATCTATATATCTACCTAAAGTATATATAACGCCTTTGCCCATATTATCTAAAAATATTTTTTTACCCTTATTAACCCCATCAAGAAAGCCAATAGAATAATTAGCAATATTTAAAATCTGTTTTTCAAAATCGTTAGTAGTCAGTGATACTCTCATTAGTCATTAACATCCTGATTATCTGATCTACGCCACATCATTTTATAATACTCAATGTCTCCAAATGGACCAATAAAAGGTTCTAGCGTTCCAACCTCATAGATAGTTCCTTTACCTGTTCTTGGACCTGCTGTTTCTTTATAAATAATAAGATCGTTAGAACTTCTAATGTTAGTAATCAGTATATTTGTTTCTGCATAAGGTTCATTAGTTGATGATACTCTAAGATCATTTTTTGTTCTAGATACTAGTTTATCTTTATATTGAATAAATATTTCAGGCTTGATTTCTTCTGTACCTGCCCCGCCAACTGGCGTAGCATTGCAGACAACAGTTCTGTCAAATACCCAATTTTTGTTAGCCTGACCGTATTGATTTTGCGTAATAATAGGATAATAAATATCAGCCTTCATTGGGTATAAAAAATCTGTTGTCTCGCAAGAGTTCATTATAAAACTCCTGGAGTGCCAAAGTTTGTTATGTATTTCTGTAGAATTTTATCTACTAATATATTTCCAGTGCCTTCTAACGCAGACTTATCAATTTGAATTTTATATTGATCAGTAGAGTAGTTAGTAATATACCTCTTATGGTATTCCATCTTACCGCACTTGATATCTTCAATTAACATTTTTGTAGCATCTTGAATTTCATATGGAACAACCTTATAGCCAGTTTCTAAATGAAATAGATAATTAAATGTTACTGGAAATGTTACTCCAGGTGCGACTGCTAAAGTTACTGTGCTATCTTCTGTATCATAAAGATAGATTGAGTCTGATTCTCCAAGTGGAACTCCTTTTGGTGTTCCTATTTGACGAATATATGATTGATCGCCCATCTGGGTCCACTCTTTAAGAATGGATGTTTTATCTTTGCTAAGTAGATAAATCCATTGGCTATCGTTTTGTGTTTGTAGGGT